TAACACCCGTATAAAAAAACGTTTTAATGTTTTTTATACACTGTTAGCAAAATTTTAAAAACTCCAACAAAGGAAACATTGTTGGAGTTTTTAATTAGATAGCTCCCATATTTTTGAAGCAGATAAAAGAAATATGTCTGTTTTTCAAAATGCGTTAAGATCAGTTGTAAGTGCTCAAACATTTGTTGGAGGCTTTCCTGGTTTTGCTTATGGCCTAACCGAATCTTCAAAGAAGGTAAACGTCCGCACCTCATTAACGCTTTCCGCTTTTTATAGCGGAATAGACATGATAGCAAATTCCATAGCAATACTTCCACATGCTGTAGTACAAAAAACAGATAACAATATTACTTATCTTAAGGACCATCCGGTCAATAAGTTAATTAACAATAGACCCAATCATCACCAGTCGCCTTTTGGCTTTAAGCATTTAATCGCTCTCACTGTTTTATTGAGGGGTAATTACTTTGCTGGTATCGTAACCGATGAATCTGGAAACAAAATATCCTTAGACTTTTGGGATTCCAGTCTAGTCACGGTTATAGATCATGAAGGTAAATTATTTTATCAATACAAAAGTGAGATGTACAGTGCTTACGAAGTCTTTCACGTTTCGGGTTTTTCATTTGATGGAAAGCTTGGAAAATCTGTTTTAGAATTTGCAGCAGATAACCTTGGTGTTACATTAAATGCACAAAAATTTGGCTCTATGTCTCTAGAAGATCAAGGCCTAAGCTATGGTGTAATTGAATCTGACAAAAAAATAGACAGTACTGCAAAAGACGCTTTAGGTACAGCCTTCGAAAAAAGGCTTACATCTATGAATAAGCATAGAGCAGCCGTACTGGATGAAGGGATGAAATATAAAAGCATAGGTCTTAATCCTGAAGAATCAAAATTTATTGAAACCTACGCCAGTGGTACAGAAGATATCGCCAGGTGGTTACACATACCGAATCACAAATTAAGAATAAAGGGTGAAGGTGGTTATAACTCTATGGTGCAAATGGAACAGGATTATTTGCAGTCTGCTGTAAAACCTTTAGCCCAAAAGATAAAAGAAGAAATCGAATTTAAGCTTTTCACAGATCCTGAAAAAGCTAATTCGATAGCGATAGATCAAAACTTTAAAATACTACTACAGGTAGATCCTAAGTCCAGAGCAGAATATTACAAGTCTATGGTATTCCTTAAGGCTATGACTCCCAACGAAATTAGAGTTTTAGAAAGTCTAAACCCATATCCAGATGGTGATCAATTTTTACAAATGTCTAATCTTCTTAACGAAGAACAAATGAAAAAACTATTAGCTGATGAAAGCAAAGGATAAAATACAAGTAAGAAATGCACAAGTGCGTGCAGACAGTATAAACGAAGCAGAAAGAACTATTGACTTTGTAATTTCTAGTGAAGCTGTAGATACTTATGATACTGTTTTTAAAAGTAATGGATGGCTGCTTGATCGCTACGAAACAAATCCTATTGTATGTTTTAACCATAATCACACCGATGCTGATAGTGTAATTGGAACTTCAGTAGTTTTTATAGAAGATGGTTTAGTTATAGGTCGCGCAAAATTTGAAGCTGCAGAAAACAATCCTCTAGCAGAGAAGATCTTCAACAAGGTTAAGAATGGAATAATTCGTGGAGCCTCTATAAGGGCCGAAATATTAGACGGTAGATATGGACTAGAAGATCTTAATGAAGATCCCAATGTTTTGTATTTCACACAGCAGAGGCTAGTCGAGTGGTCTATTGTTTCTCTAAACTCCAATCCAGATGCACTGGCCAGAAATACAAGTGATCTCAATGAGATTATAAAAGAATTTACACCAATTATACCTGCAGAAGATAATGCAGATGAACAAAAAAGAACTTCAGGATTTGATGTTTTTGAAGCTCAATTATTAATCAATAAAAATAATACCCATGCTTAAAATTGCACAGTTACAACAAGAGAGAGCTTCAAAAACTAAAGCTCAAGAAGATCTGGTCAAGGCCAGAAAAGAAGGTGATGGAAAATTCACCGATGAACAAAGAACACAATTTGCAACTCTCCAAACTGAAATCGAGGCACTAGATGCTGACATTGCAGAAGAGAGACAAATTGAGGACTTCGAAAAAAGAGCTGCTGCCCAAAAAGGTGAGCGCAAAGGTGGTGCTAAACCAAAAGGTGAAGAAGCTGAAAAGCGTGAAATCACTGAGCGCGCATCTATAAGCAAAGCTTTTAGAAGTAAAAAAGCTTTAGATGGTGCTGAAAAGGAATTAAACGAAATTGGAATCCAAGCAAATAGAGATGCTGGGGTTAGTACTCCTAGTGAATCAAGATTTACTATCCCAATGTCAGTTTTAAGGAACCAATCTGTAACTGGTGATAGTGGAGATAAAGGTGGACAATTTGTAGTAGATCAAACTCCAAGAGTGCAAATGCCTTTTCAACCAGCAACATTCTTAGAGTCTCTTGGGGCTACAAGATTATCTGGTTTAACTGGAGGATCTATTCCCCTTCCTGTTGGACAAAAGTTTACTATGGCATGGTTAGCAGAGAATGCTGGAATAACACCACAAGCCAAAGACTTTAAAGGGCCACAACTAAAACCAGAGCGATTGGGTGGTGCTGTGGATATTTCTAGACGTTTAATTGCTCAATCTTCTGTAGATACAGAAAACATAATTAGACAGCTTATATTAATGGCTTATGATACCTCTCTTAATGGAGCAGCAATTAACGGAGCCGGAACCAACAATGAGCCAGAAGGCATCTTGAATAAAGATGGCATTAAACTCTCTGCAATAACAACAGCTACAGATGCAGATTGGAGTCAAGTTACAGAGCTTATGGGTTTAATTGATGGTGAAGATGCTACAGAAGTAGCTAGAGCTTACCTAATGTCTCCACAGCTTAGATCAGCTTACCTAAGTACAACTAAGGATGCCGGTTCTGGAAGATTTATTATGGACAACAGAAGCGATCTTAACGGTAGCAATGTTGGAGCTACTACACTTGTTCCTGCTCTTTCTGGAAACCAAGTCTTAATCTATGGAGATTTTAGCAAGTTGTTTATAGGTGAATGGGGCGCAGTGTCTTTACTTGAAGATCCTTTTTCTGCAGCTTTGAACGATAATCTTAGACTAGTTGTTAATGCAATTGCTGGTATTGAGATTGCTCAACCAACTGCATTTGCAGTAAACAAATTTATCACTATATAATCATTTATTGTGTTGCTCTGGGTCTTATAGGCTCAGAGTAACATGATATTAAAACCTTAAAAGTTATGTCTGAAGAAAATAAAAATGAAGAAAATGAAGATGTAAAAGTCGAGCAATCTACTGGTGAAGCTAAAAAAGCTGCAGATCAAGAAAAGTCTAAAGCTAAGAAAGCAAAAGCTAAAAAGGCAGAAAAGCAAAAGGATGTCAAAGTAAAAATCCTTTGTCACAATGCAGCTGGAAAATACGGCCTACCTCAAAGTAAAGGCATGACTGTGATCTTAAAAGAAAAACAGGCAGATGAGTTGGTAAAAAACAAAGATGGCGAAATAGTTAAATAATCTATGAACACTTTCAGCCTTACATACGGTGCTGCAGAAGCAACAGAAAAGATAGTGACTCTAGCCCAGGCAAAAGCGAATTCTAAAATAGATTTTGACGATGAAGATTCATTGTTACAACTATTTCTAGATGCAGCCACTACCGAGATAGAAAACTATGTAGAATATCCTGTGCTCAAACGAATGGGATCTACCGTAGAAATTGAAGGCTGGTTCAATAGATTCAAAATTAACTTTCCTATCATAGGCGATGGCATCACAGCTCTTAAGTATGAAGATGAAAATGGCACTCTAAAAGATATCCAGACTGAGAATTGGAATTACGAAAGTAAGATCCTCTACTTAGACATGGAGATTCCTTCAGATTTTGGTTATAGAATCTTTATCACTGCAAATCTTGGTTACAGTCTCGCGGACATTCCTGCGGACATAAAGAGAGCTTGTCTTTTGCTATTCGCTCACAACGATACCTACAGGGAAAATATGCCAATTAAATTTAACCAAGCAGCACACAACGTTCTAAGACCTTACAGAAAAACCTTTTAATGAATTCATCTGCATACATACACGCTGGACAATTAAATAGAAAAGTATCTCTTTTTAAAAACACAGCGACCAAGACGGACACCGGAGAATCCACTCAAGAAGATGAGTTGGTGAAAGAGGTGGTGTATGCAAAGCGTGAAGATTTTACAGGAAATCAAGATGATGACGATGGTAGAGTCATTGGAATTGGAGTGGTGGCTTTCATTGTAAGATTTAGCTCAGATCTATTTGTGAATGGACAAAAGTATTTCGTTAAGGACTTTGATGGGATCTACCAGATCAACTCCATAGAATTATCTGGCCAACAAAAAAATAGATTTCTTAAACTTAAATGCACAAGACGTGGACATTGATGTAGAAGGATTTGCAGAGCTTATAAAAAAGCTTAAAAAGCTAGACGATAAAATGACCAGGCGCGAAGTGCTTAAGATACAAAGGAAACTAGCAAAACCTTTTGTACCAGCTTATTCTAATGAGTTGCCAAAAAGTAGCAGGGATGTAAAACGCTTTGAAACTATCTACCCAGCTGGTACTTTGAGAGATTCTGTGGCAATTGAAACAGTACCAGCTCGCAAAGTAGGTGGTAATCCACAAGTAGTGGTTCGTCCGTCCATAAAAGGCAATAAACAGGGTTGGTACAGGCATATGGTTGTAGACAAAGGAACTAAGATAGGGTCTAATAAGCTTGGATCTAGAGTAGGAATAAACACTGTAGTCGATAAGGCTAAAGACAAAGTTTGGTCAAGTAGAAGTTCTATAGTTACTGCCAAGTATAAAAAGGAAATGCAAAGACTGGTACAAAGGCAAATTAATAAACTAAGCAAATGATTATTGAAGCAGCAAAACATGTGAATGAAGTGATGAGTTTGCAAGCAATTAAGGATGTGATAGAAACCAATGTATTCTGGGATCTAGCTACAGAAGAAAAAGAACTTCCATTTGTCAATTTTAAACTCAGCAATACTGGAACTCTTACAAAAGATGGAATTGCACAGTATGCAGTAGAGATGTTTGTATTTGCCAACTCTCTTAACCAAGGTGGTTCAATAGCAGATGCTATTGAAACTGCTATAAAAGAATCAAGTTACAACTGGAAGTTCAAAGGGAACGAAACAGGTTACAACTATAGCGATGGCCGTGAAGGTCTTTGCACAATTAATTATGAATTTAAATTTTAAATCTTAGAAATTATGGCTGGAGAAAAAGTAATAAACGGTAATCTAAGGATGACCTTAGACGAGAAAACAGTATATCATTCTACAGAATGTAGCGTAACTCTTACAAGAGAAATCAGAGAGCGATCTACAAAAGACACAGAGGGAATAGAACGAGCTAAAGGCCAGAAGTCTTTTAGCGGCTCTGCATCTGCTTTGGCGGTTTACGCTTCAGATGGGGAAGGCACCCACGATTTTGGAGCCTTGTTCGATCTTTATAATGACGATACTGATACTGCTATTCCTATTGAGTTTGTACCCTCAGAAGGTGATGCGTCTTTTATGTTTAAAGGTGAATGTATTATCGAAAGTTTGGAGCTAAATCTAGCAGTAGAAGAAGATGGTACAGCTTCTATATCTTTTTCTGGATCTAAAAAGTTAGAGAAAGTAGATCTCCCATTATAAGCTTATGACATCAATCACGATAGAGGGTGTATCTCACCCTATAAAGTTTGGTTATGGGGCTTTTAGACATCTTGGTGTGCTTTGGGAACAAGAAGGAATCCAAGGTGTGATTAAAGTATTTGAAAAAACCTTTAGCAATATAAGTGCAGATCCCAAATTTGATGCCTTGGAAAAAATAGGAGATCTTGTAAATGCTGGAGTTATAAATGCTGGTGGCGAGTCTTTGAATACAGATGACATCTTAAATGATTTAGTCTTTCAGGATTCTGGTAAATTGCAAACGGTGGTCGATGCTTTCATGAAAAGCATTCCAGGCGCAGAAAACGGAAAAAAAAAGGTGAGCCAGAAGAAAGCTCCAAAACCGAAACCGAAAGCAAAGAAATAACATGGGATGAACTGGAAGAAATTGCCTTTGGTATCTTACAAATGCGTGAGGATGATTTCTACCAGACTACTCCTAGAGCCTTTAAGAATAAAATAAAAGGCTTTGAACGTTATGAGGAAAATCTATTTAAGGAGCGATGGGAAATGCACCGGGAACTTATAGTCACTGTTCTTTCTCCGCACTTAGATAAGAAGCATAAAAAGAAATCTATGCATGATCTCTATCCTTTAGCCTGGGATAATTCAAAATTAAAAAGTCTCAAAAAAATAGATCCTAAAGAATTGTGGTCTAAGATAGATGAGGCAAAGAAAAGTAAGAATTCTAAAATCTAGTTTGTTGTTTTTTTCATAGTTCGGAAAAACCTCTGAATCGTTCAGAGGTTTTTTTGTAGCATAAAGGAAACAATGTTGGAGTCAATCATAAATGTATAGCTATAGTTTTATGGTTTTAATATAAACCTTAATAAATTAAGTCATGAAATCTATTTATTTATTGTTAACAATGCTTACTCTTTTATTGAGTGCATCAATGCCAGCAAGTGTATTTGTAGAAACTGATAGTTTCAGTTTTGAAAATGTATCTGAAATACCCATTGAAAGTGATTCAACAATTGATTTTGCAAAATCTAAATTTGAAATGAAAAACGTCGACAAGCTTAAAGAAAACTATCCAGAATTGGTAAAAGAATATTCCGAAATGGATAAGGAACAATTGCTAGATCAAATATGTGCCGAAGTTCTCGACTTGAACCTTATGCAAGAAAGGGTTTATTTGTTTATGCATGAATGCACTGAAAACTATAGCAAAAAAAACTACTCAATTGAATCTATTAAAACAATGATAAGTTCTAAACAAGAAAATGACATCAATGTTTTTTGTAAAGATTTGCTAGATGATTTTGAAACTGATGCAGAAAGAATCGAAGACTTGAGGTCCAGGGCAGAACAAGCTTAAATTTTTCCTACTTAAATTAAAAAACCTCTGAATAGCTCAGAGGTTTTTTTGTGGGATAAAGGAAACAATGTTGGAGTCCAGCAGACGAATTCACTTCTATTTTTGAAGCTATTCACAAAGTCACTTCATGAGTAGTTTAGCCAACATATCGATAAGATTTAAAGCGGACCTTAAGCAGTTTTCTTCCCAGATGCAGAATGTCGATAGAAGGATGAAGAAAGTCGGCAAACGCCTATCTAGTATAGGCAGTAGCATGAGCATGAATTTTACTGCTCCTGTAGTTGCTGGACTTGCATTAGTGACTAAAGGTACTGAAGAGCTAAGATCCGATCTTGGTAGATTGGAAACCAACGCTTTATTGGCTGGCGAAGGTCTTAATTTTATTCGCGATCAGCTCAAAGAAGTACAAGCCATCACTGGTGAAACAGATTCTTCTGTTGAAGGTTTATCCAACTTACTAGCTGCTGGATTTAAAGGCGAAAATCTTACCAGGGCTTTAGATAATATTTCTGGTGCTGCCGTTAAGTTTTCTGATACTTTAAAGTTTGAAGGTATTGCAGATGGACTGCAAGAAACTTTAGCCACTGGTAAAGCTATTGGTCCATTTTCAGAACTTTTAGAAAGGTCTGGAATAAACCTAGATGATTTTAATGCTGGTCTAGCAGAGGCTACCAAACTAGGTGAAGAACAAAACTTTATTTTAAACAAATTAGCCAGTACTGGCTTAGAAGAAGTTAATAAAAAATACAGGGAAAATAACAAAGATGTAACTGAAGCCAGAAAATCGCAGTTAGCCTTCCAGTTAGCTATAGCAGATCTAGCTAAAACTTTGCAACCTATCGTTACTAGAATCATGGAATTTGTATCTAGATTGGTCACAGCTTTTAACGATCTAGATCCTACTATAAAAAACAACGCCTTGGTCGTTATAGGTCTAGTTGCTGCACTAGGACCATTACTTACAGGCTTAGGATTCCTAATGACTACAGTTATTCCCGGATTAATTACTGCCTTTGGAATTTTAAAAGTGGCAATGTTGGCCACACCTTTTGGACTAATTGCTGCAGGAATTGGCGTTGCTGTATCCGCATTTTATTTATTTAATAAAGAAACTGAAAAAGTAGTTGAAAGTCAAGATCAACTTACAGAGGTTACTAATAGAGCTACAGATGCCATCGCTAAAGAAAAGGCAAAAGTCGAAGAGCTTTTATTTACAGCTCGTGATGAAAATGTAAGTAAGCAACAAAGGATAAAAGCTATACAAGAGCTCAATAGAATCTCTCCAAAATATTTGGGGAATCTAAAGCTCGAGACTATAAATACAGATGAAGCGACTACTGCTGTAAATAAATATAATGAAGCCTTACTAAAAACTGCAAAGGCAAAAGCAGCACAAGAAAAGCTGCAGGAGATCCAGGCAAAAATTATAGAAAAGGAACTGGAATTATCAGCAAGAAGAAAAGCAGTGACAGATGCACAAGCAGCATCTTTTAATGGTGTAGCTGATAATGCACAAGCAGCTGCAGCACAAAAAGCACAACTCGCTCTGGCAGAAAAATTACTAGCTCTAGAAACTGCCAACGGAACTAAAGAACTAGAGGCGCAAGCTGAGGAACTTTTAAAAATAATTAATCTTAACGATACATTAATTAGTAACCCAACTCCGACAGGCCAAGGTGGACGACCTCAAATACAATCTGTAGGCACATTACAGTCTGGTGGATTAATGTCTACTGGGATAGGCGATCAACTTAGAGCAGATGGTGATATAATAGATGAAGAAACGACTAAGATAAATGAAAACTTAGCCTTTTTTAAAAACCGATCTAGGGAAATACTAGAACAAGCTTCACTAGGTTTTGCTGAAGGCTTTGGTAAAATTATTGGTAACATTGCTACTGGTAATGTAGGAATGGAAGCTCTTTTAGGCTTAGTACTAAATACTTTTGGAAACATAGCTATAAGGCTAGGAAAACTTGCTCTTGGTATTGGTACTACAATTGAAGCGATTAAAAAATCACTAATTGATCTATCAGGTATTAGTGCTATTGTTGCCGGTATTGCATTAATTGCTTTAGGAACGATAGCAAAATCTGCAGCTGCAAACATTGCAGAAAGTGGTGGTGGTGGCCAAGTAGCTTTTGCAGATGGTGGTATAGTCAGCGGACCTGTAAATGCTTTGGTAGGTGAATATGCTGGTGCAAACCGTGGAAATCCGGAAGTCATAACACCTCTTAATAAACTTAAATCCATGCTTGGAGATAGCATGGGCGGTGACATGAGCCAACTAGAAGTAGTTAATAAAATAAGCGGTCAGGACTTAATTTTAATTATTTCGCGAGCGCAAAATTACAGAAACCGACGTGGCTAACTACGAGATACACATACAAGACGTGGAGAATCTAGAGAATGAACTCTTGCTGAAATATGCAGAGCGTAATTCTGTACAACTCAATTGGATAGGTGGTGACTCCAAGACTCAACCTATTGTAGGTAGTGAGCTTAATTTTACCCTAGAAGCTACAGATGCAAGAGATGCTGCCTATGTTGAGCTGTTTACAGCAGACGAACACAAATGGCTGGTAACCAAAAGAATATCGACTACTCAAGAAATCGTTTGGCAAGGCTACTTGCTTCCAGAATCTTACGAAGAACCATATAGACGTGGTATATTTTACGTCAACTTTTCTGCAGTTGATGGTTTGGGATTGCTCAAAGGACTTAAGCTTTCTCCTGACTTTTACAATGAAGAAAAAACGGTTATTGAAGTGCTTTGTGCTATCTTAAAACTGACTAAGGTAGATTTAGAATTATACTTCTCCCCTGCTCTCATCAACATTAATGAGCCAAACTGGTCTAAGATTCTAGTAGATACAATGCTCTGGGATTTCAATAAAGATAATGCCTACCAACTCCTTAAAGATTTACTGGAGTCGATGCGTTGCCAAGTTTACCAGTGCCAGGGGAAATGGTTTATTGAAGGTTTCAACAAAAGACAATTGATAAATGTGAGCTACCAGGTGTTCGATCTAGAAGCTAACTTCTTACGTGATGAATCTTACGAAAGAACGGTAAAGCAAATTACATTACTAGCAGATCCTAGTGTAAGAATGGTACCCTCTATAAGAGAAGCTGTTGTGACATACGAACGGAATAAATTTCAGTTTCCTAAAGATATTATACAAGAAAATGAAGTACCCTGGGTAATTTACAGAGGTCAAGTTGATGCTTTATGGCGCCCAAAAAATTGGAATTATAAATTTGTTTCAGCTGATAGTGAAGACATTAATATAAGACCACCTGAATTTTATTTAGTGTACAGACGGATTGATGCAGAATTAGACACTAGCAAATTTATAACACTTAGAGAAAAACTTTTTGTAAAGAAGAATTCAACACTAAAAATTATACTTAAAATAGAAAGATTATTTTATGATCTTCTTTCTGATGAAGATTTAGCAGGGGCCGATTTTACCTTATGGTCCAAAAGTCAAGTCTACGAAGTAAAGCTAAATGGTGAAGTGATTGTTACCAATCTTAATGTAAGTCGAAACGACCAGGCTTATCTAAAGTTTGAAAACGGTGAAGCTTCTGTAGAGCTTATTATAAAACCTGAAGAAGATGGTCTATTAGATCTTAAATTCTATAAGCCTTTTTCAGTCTTTAATTCTTCTTCATCTGGTTCATACTATCCAGGCAGTAGATTTAAGGAATTAAGTATTGAAGTGGTGCCAGAAATACAAGATGAAATCTACATTATAGAAAATGGTCAAGTAGGATCTAATATTTCTGAAATAGATTTAAGGTTTGGTGATGATCCTACCCTATTTACAGAGGCGTTTTACCTTGAAAGGACTAGGCAATTGGTTGGTAATAATGAAGCGAATAGATTTTTCTTACCTGTAAAATACTACACCGTAAAAGACGGTATTACTTATGCCATAGTCTTATTACAGGCTGCAGTGATGGCTTATAGACTTAGGTTTTCAGAAAATAAAATATTTCATGTTAACGGGCCTAATGTTTTAACTGGAGAAATTCTTAATGATCCTAATATCATATTCAATTATGAAGATGGGGAATCTGCAGCTATAGAAGTGAATCAATCTTTAACCGATGGCCATATTTTTATAAATTACTCTAGGTATAAAGAAGAAACGAGATCTCGCAATGGGATCACCAGCTGGTCCGATGCTATTTTTGTAGTGGAGGACAAACGTTTTGGCCAGATAGTGGGCGAAATAGAAAAGAAGATCTATGAAACGCCACACTTTAGTTTTGAAGGTGCAACAGATTCACCTTTAAAGTTTAACGATATTCTCAAAATTCAATACAACGATGAGCAAAGATATTTTACTCTAAGCAATTGCTCATGGATGCCAGACGATAATACTTCAGAATTTATCGCAAATGAAATGCTTTATCAAGGAGCAAATTCAGAATTGATTCCACCATTTGTAGATGCTGGACCAGATATTATTATTGGAGTAAATGACAGCGCTTCCTTTTTGAGTGCGGTGGCCAATGCTCCTTCTGGTACTATAGAAATTATACAATGGGAACAAGTTTCTGAAGCTGGTAATGCGATTATAGATACACCAAACAATTTGCAGACTGAAGTTGACCAGCTTTCTATAGACTACTATAAGTTTAGGATTACGGTCACAGATAGTAATGGCCTAAGTGCCTTTGACGAAGTAAACGTGATAAGAGTTTCGAATTCAACACTTACTCTTGTAGAGATAGAGAGAGGTGGAGATGAGAGCGATGATGGTAGAGAAATGACAGAGTTCTTTACTTATGGTGTTAACTTGAATCCAAATCTTACTGGCAATGAAAGTGTATCTGTAACCTTCGATATGCTTCTAGATATCTTTTCTACAAACTATCAAAGCTCTACACTTTTTGCCTCTATAGAAATTATTAAAAATGGCATTTCTATTTTTGAATCTATAATTAGACAATCGGACATGAATTCTGATTCGCTCACCTCATTAATAGAAGATTCTGTCTTCTCTATAAATGCAACAGATACTGTTATTATAAAGCTTTTTGCTCAAGCAAAAGTAGTAGGGCAAAGCGATAACGAGCAAGCACAGGCTTTTGCAAAAATTACACTTAAATCTGCGGTGTTTGCAAATGCAGAAAAACAAATAACTAATCTACCCATAAGTGAAGAGGTAAGAGCAATAGTATTCTCATGAGTCTAAATAAAAAAATATTATATGGCGATAATTATGGAGGTACCATAAATGATGACATAGTAATTGTGGATCCAGGAGATCTACTAGCTTTTAGATTTGATTCTACCTTGGTCACTATGGATTCTACACTACTAACTTTTGATTACAGCGAATAATGAGCATACAAAATATAAACAGAGGCACAACACCAAACGATGGAACAGGAGATACAGCAAGAGCCGGCGCCCTTAAGATAAATGAAAATTTTGCTTACTTGCTTAATGCTGAAGCTGATTTCAAAACTATTATAGGCCCTCAAGTTTCATCTACAAATCTAAGCGGTGATGTTGCTGAAGAAATAAACGATGGTAATCCATTTACTTTTCAATTTGCAAATTTTGGATATATTAAATATGTTGAATTTGTAAATGGAGATATTAATAACATTTACTTTTTTAAATTAACCAAAATAGGAGGTGGTACTAAAACCTTTGGCAATGGAGGAAATACTACTTTAGGAGCTACAAATCTTTTTTTAACCAGTCAAAAGCTAAAATCTGTCGAGGACTTTGAAGAAATAAACACGACGGTCACCGAAGATTTTGGAGATATAGGAATTACAAGCCTTATCGATTATGTGAATGGAATATCACCAGCAATAACTATACAAGCTACAAGCGTAGGAGCAACCATCCTTAAGGCTATAGTAGATGATATTGCAGAAAGTTACCTCTTTAAAGGCGATGCTGGCGATTATGGCCAAGGTGAATTGCAGCTAGATGCAGAGGATCTAGAAGCTTTGGCAGAAAACACACAGGTACTTCTTGTTATAGATAGAAGTCTTAATCCCTTTTCCTTTAATCCTGTGTCTAATAATGCACTGGCGATTAGATTTATTGAGATTGTTGCTCTTATAGAAGCTTCTATAATTACTGAAACTTCAGAACTTATCAATGATGGTGCAGATGGGATTCACCCCTTTATAGATGAAGTAGAGCAAGAAGTAATTATAGGAGGTGTGTACGACAACTTTCAAGTAGAAGGAAATATAATAGTAG